TAAATTCTTTCCCAGATTTTATTTTTGGCATTTTTTCTCGCGCGTAAGGCCCCCTCTCGATAACGATTCGGTAACAAACCAGCAAGAGTGGCTGTTTTTACACCCTCTGGCGTGCGCCCTCGTGTCATACTGAGGGACATGAGCGCAATTGAGGATCAGGTGGAAAGCCTCCACCAGCAACTAGCCGAACTTTATCGGGGACGATCGGTGGATTACCATCAGATCAACTCCTTGTGGTGGGCGATCGAACGCCTGGAAAGGGACATGGAACTGGCTGAATACGCCTCGCTCCTCACGGAAGAACGGTTCGATGAGGACATAGAGGGGGGAGTTGGCAATGACTAGCTCGGTGACGATCGTGGAAATCAAGACGGCAAGGCGATCGGCAACCAAAAAGGGTGGCATAACCGTAGGAGACGTCATTGACTTCGTGCGGGATTGCGCGGAGGCGGGAATCGACTCCAGTGCGCCGGTAAGGGTGACCACAGAGTTGGCCAGCGAAGGATCGAGTACGAATTTCGTCATCGAGGCGATTCAGCGGACAGTCTTGAGCCAGTCATGACTACGCAGATGAAGGCCCTTCCTGGTCGGGCAGCGACCTATCTTTACAGACGCACGAGTCACTACTCGCATCTCCAGGGAACCGAGCTGGCGATCGACGTAGACGAGTATGGCAAGGCTGACATCGACATCAACCTGCTGAGTTTTGTACTGAGGCAGGCCCGGTACGAGTTCCGCGGAACGGCAGACCCGAATAGCGATAACGACAGCGATAACGAGCCGACACTGGACGACGAGGAAGAGGGCGTTGTGGAGGAGGACGGATGAGGATCCACGAGAAGCATGTGAACGGGGCAACCCTGGAGATCGTCCTGGATAACGTGGATACCGGTGCAACACGTGAGGAGGCGTACAGCTTCGTGCGGACATGGCGGGAATCCCAGCCGGAACCCGAGCCCGAGGAGGAAGAGGACCCCGAGAAGGGCAAGCGGGGCGCTACGGCGTACTTCAGCGCCGAGCAGAAGCGAACCTACGACATTGATAACGGGCCGCATAACTATGCCCCGGTGATTGATGCTCGCTCCGATTCCCAGATCAGTCTGCGGGTAAGGGAATGAACGAGCTGGAGGGCCTGGGCCATGAGGTCGAGGCCCTGAGGGGCAATGCCTTTGCGATCAACTCGGATGATGGGACCATTGACGAGAAGATCCTGCGGCTTCTGAACCTGATCCCCACGATGTTTCAGGTGGTCGAGGAGGCCAGGGATACTATTGCCAGGCTCCGCGAGGAGAATGAAATGTTGTCCAACGGCACGGCGAGCGAATACTGGGAGATACTGAAATGACCGGAATATACGAGACCACAGTACAGCGCCAGATGAATGGGATGCTGGACACGATGAACAAGTATAAGCGTCGTCAGAAGGCCGCGATCAAGGAGTTGACGATGATCCGGTCGATGACTCCGGACAATGAGGCATGGGTGGATGCGGTGCTCAAGAAGCTGGATCCAGACGGTGATAGAGTGAAGTCATGACGACGAGGATTATCTGGACGAGCATCAGCGAACAAGTGTTCGAGGCAAGGCTGTCGATACACGATGACGACCCCGATCTTGATGCCAGAGTATGGCGAGCGGAACTACTCAGCCCCGCGGCTGATCCCGAGGATCGCGTGCGGTATGTAGAGACCGAGAGAGATATCTCGGGTTGGGACTTGATTGGAAGGGTGGCTCAGTGTTATGAATAATGCAACAGAGTATGTAGGACCCACGCAGGAACAGAAGGATCGCCTGCTGTCGTGGACGACCAGGAGCACGTTCGGAACGCCATGGAATGGGCCAAAGCATTCCTATGAGGGAACGGTGACCCTTGAAGAGAAGGACAGGCGTCGAGCCGCTAATAAAGTCGCACGAGCCTCACGGAGGGGAAACCGGAAGTGAATATCTACGGCGTCAGCTTCGTCATGGGGGCGGACGACGACAACGAGGCCATCGCGAGACTCTACCGAGCCCTGTTCCTGGGCGAGGTGGACGCGGCGGAAAAGTCCATTGATATCGTGCGGCTGGTCGAGAATCTGGAGATGCCAGAGGAAGAGGCCGAGGAGGGGTGGGACAGTGGAGATTTCACGTTCACGCTGTACGAGATTCCTGAAGTCACCGATGAGCAGTTAGAGGAGTATTTAAATGGCAGCTAACCTGGGTACAGCAACTATAGTAATTACGTTCGATGAGGAATCCCTGGATGTCCTTCGCAAGATCGCGGAGGGATTAAATCCATCGGTCCGGTCGAAGGTGCCCGACAAGCGCCCCTTGAGCGATGCGAGCTTCGGGGATGTTCCGTATGAGGAGCCGCGCTTTATCAACGGAGGATAATGATCGTATCATGAATATCTGTGTAACGTGTCGAGAGACCAAGCCAATATGTGGTAATCTTGTCTAGCAACTATAAACAGTTTCGAGTCTGGTCAACTAAAACTCGTACAGGTTAGCGACCCAACCGCTTATGCTCTGGTAGCATAGTAATATCACGATAGCCCCGCTCGTCTCTGGACTCGGGGCTATTTTCTTTTCTCTGCGCTAAGATTGATGATATGTCTACAGATATCGTAAAGAGCAATCCGCTCAACGAACAGTTGATCCAGCTCGCCAGGAAGTCTCCGGTGGAGATTGCGGAAGAAACTGGGCTCTCCCCCGAGGAGGCTATGGAGCGTCTGGGTAGGCTCCTGGAGGACCGTGGATGGCTGACTGAGCGGATGGAAGAGCGCCTACTCCTGGAGGAGATGTACCAGGTCGTCGCACACGCTCGCAAGGTGATGGTATCCGCTGAGTACGATCTAGAGAACTACGCCTCGATCGCCAATGCAGTGCTCAAAGGTCTACAATTGGTCGCGCAGCGGATGGACGCCCGCAAGAAGGTGCTGGACGATGATATCGCGAAGATCACCCAGGCTCAGGCGAGGGCTTTCGGGGATGCATTCGATATCGCTCTGACCCACGTCCGGTCAACGTTAAAAGAGATCTATCCACTGGTCACCGACGAGACTATTGATGATCTTGCCCGCGAGGGCTTGCAGATCGCTAAGAAGGAGATCAATGCCAGGGCCTCTTGACGGCATCCTCGATCTTGCAATGCAGGACATTGCCGGTCGCAGCAAGAAGCGTCTTTACCAGACCGATTTTATCGCTTGGGCCAACGACGTTCTGGATAGGCGATACTACGAGAAGATGGCTGACATTGGCGATGCCGTGGCCACTAATCGGGACGGCAAAACTCGCACGGCGGTAAAGAGCGCCAACGGTTGTGGCAAGTCGCTGATCCTGTCGGACTTCACCACATGGTTCGTCAGTGTCCACCCGCCACAGGAGACACTGGCCATCGTGTCTGCTCCGACACTGCATCAGATCGAGAACGTGGTGTTCAAGTATCTCAAGGCGAACTACGGATACGTGAAGGCTAAATCCCTCCAGGACAATGTAGCGTTCCCGTTTGTCGGGTGGATCAACGAATCCCTGGAGTGGAAGTTCAACATGCCAGGGGTGGGTAACCAGAACCTGGTATTCGGTAAGCGCCCGACTGACACCGACATCGTGAGCACCTTCCAGGGTACTCGTGGTAGTGCTCGAACGCTGGTCGCACTGGATGAGGGCGGCGGTATCCCAACAGAACTGTTCACAGCCGCTGAGGCCGTGGCAACGGGTGGCGATGTTCGCATTGTCACTATTGGGAACCCTGACAGGCGTGCGACTGAGTTCCACCGCATCTTCACCGATGACAGGCTGAAGGAAGAGTGGAGCCTGCACACCATCAGCGCCTACGACCTTCCCACCATGACGGGCGAGGTAGTCTATGACGATCCGGCGCGCCAAGCAGCTATGCTCAAGGGATTGACCAGCAGGGAATGGATCGAGCATAAGGAGAGGGTCTGGAGGGTCAACGGAAAGCCAGATGCCCGATTCCTTGCCAAGGTCCTGGGTGAGTTCCCCGGCGAAACCGACAATGCCTTCTTCGCTCAGGAGATCATTGACCTGTCATTCGATACCGTGATTGACGAGCCTGGAGCTCCCACAATCCTTGGCGTTGACCTTGCTGGTATGGGTGACGACGAATCCGTAGTCATGGTCAACAAGGGCGGCAATATCCGTGTCTTTGATCGCGAGGTTCCCTACGTTGACGGGGCAGAGAATCGCGTAACATCTGGCACCTGGTCCAAGGAGGACGAGATCACCTCCGCGAGGCGGGTCCACGCCATCGCCATGTATCTTGGTGCCGAGGAAGTCCGGGTTGACGCCTCTGGAATGGGAAAGGGCATCTTCTCCGCTCTGGACCGTCTGGACGAGTTCTCGGATAAGTGCTACATACTCATCGGCTTCATGGGCGCGAACTCCGCTCCGGATAAGAATCAGTGGAACAACTACCGATCTTTCGCTCATGACAGCCTTCGGGGGCAGATGCGCGATGGCAGTATCGACCTTGACCCCAACGATACGGTTCTGCGTGACCAACTCCTCTCCACTACCTACGACCTGGACAACCGCGGGCGAGTGGCGATTACCAAAAAGGCTGACATGCGTTCGGAAATGCATGGCTCTCCTGACCGGCTGGATGCCACCATCAACTGTGCGGTGAACGTTGATTGGCTCCTCTATGACGGCCCGAAGCCTGGAGACATGGTGATGATGGATCCCGTGGAGATGTTGGAGATTTCTATCAACTCTGCGGGCTGGCCAATTTAGTGCAATAAACCACCTCAATACTACTGGTAAACTAGAGCCATGGACGATTTTGAGGAAGCGCTGACCCGATCCCTGCATGAGGGCGGCAGTTATGCCGATGCGGCGACCGAAGTCCTGGACACTCTGCTGGCTCAGAATCACGAACTTACCGAGTCTCTTGATTCCGTAAAGAACATGCTGGCATTTGAGGATCGCGGCTGGGAGAAGTGGTGGGGCTCCTTTGGGGATGATGTTGAGGGCTTTTCGCTCACCGACATCCAGGAAATCAGCGAGACCATCCGGGAATACATGGTTGGTAGCCCGCTAATTAAGCGGGGCATCCTGCTGCGCCGTAGCTATGTGTGGTCCAAGGGTATCTCCATCCCCGGCGTGGAGAAAACCAATCAGCGTGGTGTCCAGCCACTGCTGCGCCGCTTCTATCTGGATCCGACCAATCAGGATTCCATCTTTTCCTCCAATGCGCACGAGGAGCTGGAGGGTGTTGCCTACTCCGATGGCGTTGCTCTGGCGTTCTGCTCTAACATCGGGGGCAGGAAAACCGTCCGTATCATTCCCATCTCTCAGATCACCGACATTAGGGTAAATCCCGACTTCCCCGATGAGATCTGGGCCTATCAGCGCTCCTGGAACAGGACTCTGAGTAACGGTTCGCCCAAGACCATTTCACGCTGGTATTACACCTACCGGTTCAGCGGTACGAAGCAAAAGACGATCACTACTAACGGCAAGGCCGTAGAGGTTGACCCGGACACCATCGTCGTGGACAAGCGGTTCAACGGTCAGGTCGGCTGGCCGCTGGGTATTCCGGACGCCCTGCCGGTCATCGCCTGGGCGAAACTCTACTCTGAATTCCTGAAGTACGGAAAAGTCATGAGCGAGGCCCTGGCTAAGTTCGCCTTCAAGGTCGTCAGCAAGACTTCGGCAGGCGCTGCCAACGCTGCGGCTAAGGTGGGAGGCTCCACGGGATCCGGCAGAACTGCCAGCCTGGTTGAGGGTCAGGATATCGTTCCGCTCAACTCCGCGGGACGTGGCTACGACTTCAACTCTGGGCGACCGCTGGCGGCAATGGTTGCTACCGGTATCGAGGTCTCCATCGTGCACCTCCTCTCCGACCCCGGAGCGGCAGGATCCTCTTATGGCGCAGCGTCGAACCTTGATCTTCCCACGAAGCGGGCTATGGTCTCGCGCCAGGAAGCGTGGAAGTCCTTCTTCTCCGATATCCTGTTCTGGGCTGTTGGTGAGAACCTGACGATCACCTTCCCGGAGATTGACGATCCGGATCCGTACCGCGAGCTCCAGCGTGTCGCGCTGGGGTGGGGCATGGGTGCCCTGTGGGCCGATGAGCTGCGGCCCAAGGTACTGTCCGAGCTTGACATTGAACCGCTGCACGACGATGCGCCGGATGGCATCCTCATCCCGAACAACGAGAAGAGTCTGGCCCGCAAGGATATTGACACTGACCAGCCGGGCGGTAAGCCTGGGAATGGTTCGGGATTCTCTAACGCCCAGGGGTCCAACTCTCAATTCGCTGGCGCGGGGCCGAATACCAATGACCTCCGCCGTGATGTCCTCGCGAATTCACTCGCAGGGATGGGCCAGGACGAACTGAATCAGAAGCTGAATATCCTGATTGAGGCAATACAAAGGATCGAAGCCTCCAAAGCGTAGTACAAATCTTCGGCTATGTCAAGAGTCGTGCTAAGATTGTAACTATAATGTCGAAACGCCAACTTATCGAGCATGGTGCGATCCTTGAGTCTGTCGCTGGCTCAAAGACTATCCCGATCAGGATTATCACCGAGGGCAAGGGCACGACGGCTGTTTATACCAGAGAGTTCCTTGAGTCTAACAAGGATATCTTCGCGGATCGCCCTATGTATATGGGCCACCCAGAGGATGTTACCAAGCCGCATAAGCGCATTCCCGAGAACATTGCTGCTCGCACGGGCAAGGTCGTGGAGTACAAGGTAGTTGATGGCGTCGCCGGTCTCTATACGGATGCCAAGCCTCGCGATAAGTACCGTGACCTCATCGAGGGTTTCGGTGATCTGTTCGGAGTAAGCGTCTTTACGCCATCCAGCAACGGGTCAGATGACGAGAATGGCGATTACATCGTTGAGAGCGTTGACGACAGTCCGCTCATCTCTGTAGATTTTGTCAGCGCCGCTGGTGCTGGTGGGCGAATTGAATCGCTCATGGAAAGTTTGGCTGAAATTGAACAGCCAGGAAAACCTAGCGTCCCCACGGCGCAGGAGAAAAAGGATAACAAGAAGATGGACGAAAAGCTCGAAAAGCTTATCACCCTCCTTGAGTCCTTCATCGCTGAATCCAAGGCCAAGGTCGATGGAGAAGCACAGGCGAAGGTCGATCAGGAAACTATCGACAAGGCGATCAAGGAGTCGGTTGAGTCTTATGACGCTGCCGTCGCCGTGATTGACGCAGCCGAGCTTCTTCCGTCGCAGCGCGCATCCCTGCGCGAGGCCGCTAAGCGTGGCGATGATGTCGCTCCGCTTGTGGAGAGTGCGAAGAAGGTCCTCGAAGAGGCCAGAAGTTCCGCTCTTGTCGAGGACGGCTCAGGCCGCTCGATTGGTGCCGGAGCTGAAGTGGACTATTCGGTTGGAGCGTGGCGCTAATGGCTAAGAACATGATTTACCGTTACGACGGAGAGAAGACTCGCGAGCGTGCGGTCCCTTCGGGTACCCAGTCTGGCACCCCACTTCTCGTCAACGCCCGCCCCTGCGTGACGCTTACCGCTCGCGGTGATGCAACTCGCACGGAGACTCGGAACGGCATCACGATCACGTATGCCAACGGTGGTGTGGGCAACCTCCCCGCTGAGGCGACCGTCGCGTATGACGGTACTTGGGAGTTCTCCAGCATCACTGGAGTTACGACCTCGACCGGGCAGGACGTTGCGGTATACATCACCTCTGGCGGCGTTCTCACGCTGACCAGCTCGGGTAACACGCTGTATGGTTACACGGACTATCCACGTGACTACGTTAAGGCTGCCGGTATCGCCCCGGTCCGGATTGGAGCATAACCGTGGCTGACGCACACGAGTACAAGAATCCGTTCACTCTGGACGGAAAGATCAAGACGCCTATGGGCGTCACTAGGGCCAAGGTCAAGAGGGTCAAGGAGCTTGCAGAAGCTACTATGGCCGGTGACCGCAGTGCCAAGGGTGCTCTTGAGGAGAGTGTTGCCACAAGCGACGCGATCTTCAACCTCGCCTACCTGTTCAACCTGAATGTCCTGCCGCAGTTCGACCTCCCAGCTCGCAACTGGAGCACGATTGCAGGGACCCGTCTGGTTTCGGACTTCCGGAATGCAACGCTCTACTCGCTCGTCCCCGAATGGAACCCTGGTGTTCTCGGTGACGGGACCCCGAACTGGGTTGCTCCGGTTATCCCCGAAGGTGCTGCATACCCGTATGCATACCTTGAGGGCGAGGTCTCGATCCAGGGTGGCGTGCGTAAGCGCGGATTCAAGACCGGCTTCACGTTCGAGGCATGGATCAACGACTCGGTTGGGGCTCTTCAGTCTCTGCCCGAGGCGATGCGCCAGATCGGATTCGACACCGAGGAGTTCGAGGTCTGGAATGCCCTCATCTCCGGTGTCGGCGCTGGTCAACAGCTCGATGGCGGGACCCCCCCGACTGGTGTTGTCGTTCCCCCGAACGCTCCGCTGGGTAGGGATGCCCTCATCCAGGCAATCATTGAACTTACTTCACGTGAGATCAGTGGTCGCAAGGTCCGCATCACGGGTGGCTACAACCTGATCGTCGGTAGTGGACAGGGCGTTTTCGCTCAGTTCATCCTCGACCAGACGTTTGCCCAGCTCCAGGATGGCTCGTTCCTGTTCAACGTCAATGGTTACAACCCGCTTGCGGGCATCACCGTCGTTGAGTCGGAGTACGTCACCGCACCGGCTTGGTACCTTGTGCCGAAGCAGGGTGGGACTGGCGGTCGTCCGGTTCTGGAGCTCCTGCGTCTGACCGGCCACGAGCTCCCCGAGCTCCGCGTGCAGGGCAACACGGGTAGCTACGTCGGATCCAGTGGCGCAGTGTCGCCGTTCGAGGGTAACTTCGAGAACGACACGGCTGACTTCCGGATGCGTATCATCAACCGTGGTATCCTCTGGACCCCGGATCTGGTGATCTGGTCCAATGGGACTGGTTCCTGATGGTAGCCGCTAAGCCGGTAGTGCTCACCCAAGCGGCGAGTAATCCGTCTAAGTACGCCCCACAGCCCCTGGTTGTGGTCGGGGATATTCCCCAGACGGCGGTAGCTGCCTTCGTGGCGGTAGATGCAACTCCGGCTGATGCCACTGCTGTAGCTACAGACCTGATTGCAGTACGGGCGGCGCTTATTGCCGCTGGCTTGATGGCCGCTTCCTAAATAGAACACAGGAGAAACCCCCGGCTTCGGCTGGGGGTTTCCTCTTTGTGCCATGATATGATTGAACCAACAACAGCCCATCGTTGAACCCCGTACAGGCGTCACACCTCCTGACACCCTCCCACCTGATACGCTGATGGTTCCGGTGGGCTGTTGTCCTTACGATAGAATGGGAGTACAATGACTTCCTATCCAGATGGGCATCCCGGAGTTTGGCCCGTAGATCCCACAACTCCTGTCGGCCAGATTCGCAATGTGATCGGTGATTACAACGCCGTCGAATACACGCCACCCGAGCCTGGCTATCGGGATTTCGCCGCGTTCTCGGACGCCGAACTAGAAGCCCTTCTGGCAATGGCCCTGGATTCGACACCGAGGGCCGTTGGGTACGCTTACCTGAAAATCGCCGGGCTTGCTGCTAATGAGTCAGTCGAATGGGCAAGTGATGATCTACGTCTGAATCTTGCTAGGCGCGCTAGTGAACTGCGTGAGATTGCTACGGCGTGGTTCGATATTGCCGATTCGTCACTGTCTGGGGAAGATTACTTCGAGATCGTTTCCACCGGCAAGGAGCCCGAGCCCTGGCCAGAGGCAGCTACGCGGGTCTGGTTATGGTAGATTTCCCCACGTTCGTTTCACTTCCTTATGCCGACGTGGATGCCTACGCGGAGTTTATGAGGCCATTGATTACACCGTGGATCAAGCAGGCTTGGATCGCCATAGTCAACCCGCTGGATCGGATTGTGACTGAGGATCCGATCACTGGCGTCGTCCAGAGCGCTACGGTAACGCCAATTTATACTGGATATTCTCGCATCCAGCCACTGAGAACCGCCCTGAATCAGAAGCGCGCAACCGACTCAACCACGACTCGCACGGTGCAATTCTGGGTGGAGTTCCCCAAGGATAATGTCCTGCCCGATATCAAGCCAGGTTTTGAGATCGTCGTCATGGACGGGAAGAACGACCCCAGCCTCACCGAGTACAAATACCTCGTTACAGGGTCGCAGAACTCAAGCATGGCTTGGCAGAGGACCATTGAGACAACTGTCAACCTTGAATCCCGTCCGGACTACGATACGAGTGGCTGGCCCCAGCCCCCGGTGACATAATGGGGATCGTGTGGGTGAAAGGTTCGCCCAGTGCGTTCGTGGACAGCCCCAGGAATCTCGTTGCCAGGGTTGAGAAGTCTATAGACCTGGATGCCATCGTCAAGCAGGCCGCAGAGCGGATGCAGTACATCATCGGCACGATCAACAATACAGCGAGCGGGCCGGGGCGCGTTGATACCACCCTAATGATTAAGTCCGTGAAGTACCGGGTCATTATTGATGGCGGAAATCTTGTTGGTGAGTTCGGATGGCTTGATACTCAGGAGATGTATTTTCTATACCAGGAAAAGGGTTTTACCAACTGGCTTACGGGCCGGGAGGTGCCAGCCATGCTGGCACTGATGGACGCCGGTATTGAGGCTCGTGAGCAGTTTGTCCGGCAACTAAGAGATGCGATAAAGAGGAAGTAATGGCCGGTCTAGATATCAGTGCAGTGCAAGACGAGATCCTTGCAAAAATGGAATCAGACCTGCCATATGAGGTCATGGAGGGTGATGTAACCGATGGGCTGACGTTGGTCCAGATCAACGGTGTGACGCAGACCTTTATCGTCGTCCAGTTCGGAGATCTCCTGCACGCATCCGGTAGTGACTCTTTCGGCGGGGTGACGCTGGATGGGTACTACTCCCTCGTGCGGACTCTTGCCATTGGAAGTTCTCCTAAGAGGGCACGTCAGGCAGCGTCAATCACCGGACAGGTTCTTCTCGGGTGGGCTCCAGATAATGCCACCCCACTCGCCAAGGAGTGGGGTGGGGGTAGCTATACCATCGGTGAGGCGAACAGTAGACCGTTGGCGTATTCTGCCCTATCAAGTTTCCGTTATGAAACAAACATCGTTGATGTATCCGCCACAGTTTATCCATGATAGAATTGAGTACATAATGTCGAATCCTTACCGTTACCTGAAAAACACCAATTCTGGCGTTGTCTCAGAGTTCGATGACGAGACCGCCGAACGGTATCTTAAGCATCCACTCTACAAGCACTTCTTGGTCGAGGTTGAGTCTCCCAAGAATGAAGTCCTCTCCCAGCCCTATGAGGTTGATGATGACGGGGAGCGCAAGTCGATTGACGACTCCCCGGTCAGCGTTACCCTGGACGGGGAAAAGATTGCTGAATCAATCGCAACCGCGAAGGAGAATAAGAAATGAGCCTAGCGCGGCTTACTCGCCCAGCCCAGACCTGGGCGCTGGCACTTGAGTCAGCTTTTGTCGATCCGGCACACCCCACGATTGCAGAGCTTAACGATCGCAGATTTGTCCACTTCATCTCGTGCGCCCTCACTGAGGACGGCACGGAGCTGACTCTGGGTGACTCGGAGACCGACTCTACGATTACGTTCTGTTCAATTGGCAATGAGGTTTCCCTCACCCAGTACAACGCGACTGGCAATATCCAGTGGCTGTGCGATGCCAACACTGGCGGATCCGGTTCAACCGTTGATCTGACTAGCCTGTTCAACAAGGTCACGGCAATGCTCGGCTCGCCCGACGTTCCTTACTGGTTTATCTCCCGCACGGGTCCCCAGTTCTCGCAAGACCAGGCTTTTGCTGCCGGTCAGTACATCAAGATGGCCAAATTCCTCACTGACTACCCGCAGTGGGTTCTCGACAACAACACGCCCATCAAGGGCCTCAATTCACTCGCCTTTACCGGTGATGTGAACTGGAATTATCTGGTGGCGTAAGGATAGGATATGGCAAACACTAAAGTAACTGCTAATGGTCTCGGCGTAACGCTGTGGTGGGCGCTGCCTAACTACGCGGTGAACCCGAAGAACCCCACTGCTGCGGAGATCAACGCCACCGTCAACGTTACCAACTCGACCGCATGGGACGGCTACTCTTTCGGCACCCAGGCGTCCAACCAGAACTCGGATCCGAGTGTTGGCGATGTGGGCAATACTCAGACACGAGGTTTCGCCCAGTTCGGCGGCACGGTGTCGTTCTTCTATCCACGCAACTACACCGATACCTCAAATGAGTATCTGACTACCTTCCTGGCGATTGACAAGCCGCGTACTCTCGGGTACCTGATTATCCGCTCCGATGGCAAAAAGACCACTGCTGGCGCTGATGACAAGAACAAGGTCGCCGTCACGGGAGACTTTGTTTCAATCTACAAGGTCATGAGTGACGGATGGCAGGACAGTGTTGTTGGCGAGCTCGGGTTCAAGTACGCGATTACGTTCCAGCCGCAGGGTGACCTCTGGGTGAACGCGCAGGTTGGGACGTTCACCACGACTACCCCAGTTGCCATTGGTACACCTAACTACGTGTCTCCGCTTGGAAAGACCCCGCTGGGGACGTACCGCTCCGGTAGGCAGCTCGCCGCTGTCGCCAACGAGTGGAATGGCTATCCAGGGGCATTCTCCTGGTCCTCGTCCGACCCGACCAAGGCCACCGTGGACGCGAATGGTGTCGTACACGCTGTAGCGGCTGGTACGGCATCCATCACCGCCACCGAAAAGATCACCGGGATTGCCTCGACAGCTCTGTCTGTCACCATTACCTGATTCCGGTTACCTAGGAGAAGCCTCGCCCGAACTGGTGGGGCTTTTCTTTTTGCGTGATAGACTTATTCAAGAGCAAGATGGTTGCTCTTGAATGGAGAATCATGGATAGCTTCGACAGCGTGCTCGGTGCGCTTACCAGGTCTGAATGGGTAGGTGATCGCATCACCACACTGGCGACAATTCAGCCGCGTCATATTGGGCGGATTGTTACCTTCGATGTATATGCGGACCCAGAGAATCTAGACGATTACGATACATCGCGCACGATCGGCGTGCTGGAAGGTGCAGACGGTTCGGGTATTTATGTTGCCGGGACATGGTTCCTCTGGACCGAGATTGCAAATCTAAAGTGCTACAGACGAGAGGTTGTAAAGAAGTGACTATATCTGACCCCAGTATGGATGATGGCGAATGGGACCTGGGTGAAGTTCTCACTGAGCGACCGCAGCCAAAGGATGAGGTTGTGGTGTACCTCAACGAGGTTGCCGCATACGCCAAGTCTAAACTGCGCGAGCTCCACTCGATTACCACGGACTCCAAGGAGCTGAAGGAGATTGAGGGCCAGTTGGAGGGAATCGAGAAGGATCTTGAGGCGAGTCGATACACAGTTCACCTTACCGGAATCCCCTCGCGAATGACGGAGAATCTTGTCAGCGAAGCCCTGCACAAGTTCCCGCTTAAGTTGGACTTTATGGGGCGCGACGATCCAATCAACGCCCTTGATCGTATGAAGCATCAGAATAACCTGCTGTGGAATGCGCAGATTACTAGCGTGGTGAACCCCAGCGGCAAATCAAAAAAGTCTTGGTCCATCGAAGAGACACAGGCTTTTGCTACTGGCCTGCCTGTTTCGGCGCAGAATGCTATCGATGCGAAGATCAAGGAACTTGCCGATAGGGTTAACGACTTCACTGTAAAGTCTCAGTCTGTAGATTTTTAGTAGAGGCCCTGGTTGGGCGCGATAGCCAGAAGCCTTATCTTTCCGCGCTGAGGGCGGCGAAGGACTATAAACAGCGTCCCACCGCCATGATCCTCCATGATCCATATGCGCTCAACCGTAGATGGTGGGATAGAGAGTGGAAGCCGGATCCCACCGACACGGCGTGGACTCAATGGGATTTTGTGCTGGCCGATACGTACCAGATCATTGACGATTTCACGGACAAGGAGTCTGGGCAGTACATTCCCTACGATTCGTCCGGTGAGGTTGATTGGGACGTTCAGTCTAAATTTAGCGGATCATCTGCGGCCATCGAGAAGGCCAGGGAATCTCGCAAGGAGCTCAAACCTGGCGAAACCCTTTATGCTGTTCCGACATTCCGCGACCCGGATAATAAGCCTACGCTTAAGACGTGGATCAGGGATGTTGAAGAGAATAAGGCAGACCTACGCCCACCGGAAGCTATGGGGTCCCGCCCGCCCACGTTGCTAGAGCTTCAGCAACTGCGTGCAGTCCGTGAGGGTTTGGAAAACGTCTAGTAGAATGGTTAGTAGCATCTATGGGGTGCGAATACTAGCACAATCTCTCTAGAACGTAAAGGGCCAGATGGCGGGCAATAGCGAGGAATTCCTCGTCCGGTTTGAACTGGACGTTAGTTCTGCCATTTCCAACGCTAATAGACTGTCCCAGTCTCTCGGCAATGTTGTCGGTTCGCTCAATAGCGCTGGCACCGCTGCGCAGAAGATGCAGGGCGTTACTAACGGTACGACTAAATCTACAACCGCAGCGACGACGGCAACTAACAATAGCGCCAAGGCTACGGATCGCGCGGCCCGCTCCATACAGAATCTTTCAACCACTCGATACGCTCTCTACGACGTGTCAAGTACCCTCGGGATCATCAGTGCCGCACTCCTGGCAATCCCGGTTGCCACAATCGGGGTGGCCGTAGCCTTCGAGCGCGATTTTGCTAACGTTAGACGTACAGCACAGGTGTCCGGGGATGCTGCGACCAAACTACAGCAATCGCTGATCGACCTCTCTACTACCATACCGACCACTTTTGCCGACATTACTCAAATTGCCGCACTGGGTGGTCAGCTCGGCATCGCATCGGGCGACCTGACGGACTTTACCTCAGTCGTCGCACGACTTGCGGCTACCACTGATCTTTCTGCCGAAGCCGCTGGAACGATGTTGGGCAGGTTCCAGGCTCTGCTCAACGTTAAGGGTGACCAGTTTGAAGCCCTCGCTTCTTCTATCCTCAACGTTGGTATCAATTCTGTTGCGACCGAATCGCAGATCGTAAACATCGCCACTCAAATCTCCTCCATGGGTGATTTCGCAGGGCTTACCGCAGATCAGGTTATCGGTCTGGCAGGTGCTCTCGCTTCGGTCGGTGCCGCTCCAGAGCTTTCCCGTGGAACGATTACGAGGACCTTCTCGCTCATCTCCAAGGCGGTTGCTGCCGGTGGAGAGAACCTGCAACGGTTCGCGGATATTGCCGGAGTTTCCTCTGATGAGTTCGCAGCATCTTTCGGCACGTCTAAGTTCGCTGGAGTGTTCCAGTCATTCCTTGGTGGTCTGGACAAGATCAACAAGAGTGGTGGTAACGCCGTTGTCGCCCTGAATGAGCTAGGCATCAGCTCTGTGCGAGATGTTCCGCTTCTACTCCGAATGGCAGGAGCCGGGGACGTTGTTGCCAAGGCATTCTCAGATGCCGCAGAGGGCTGGCGTCTACAGAACCAGCTACAGAACCAGTATGGGATTATTGCCAATACTACGGCGGCTAGGCTCAAGATCCTTGTCAATAACATTACCGAACTTCTCAATGTCCTCGGCCAGGGTGCATCCGGCCCGTTCTCCGATTTTGTTGACTTCCTTATTGATGCGGTAAGAAACATCACGGCGTTCCTCAAGACTGATTTCGGGCAGAGGATTGCACTATGGACGGTTGGTGTCTCCACGCTAGTCGGCGTCCTCACCCTCCTGGCCGCTGGACTCGCATTGGCCGCAGCAAGCACCATCGCAATGCGTCAGGCGCTCCTGGGTCTCGGCCTGGTGGCACCCAAGGCCGTCGTACAGCTAACAGCAGTAGACGTTGCCGCTCGGCGTGCTGCGTTGGGCGCAAAGGCTCTTGGTGTAGCCCTTAAGGCCGTGAGTATCATCGGACTGGCGCTCGTCCTCCCCGATGTTGGCAACTGGGCCAGTGACACACTCGACAGTATGCGTGGAGTTTCACACGCCCTGGACGACGTGCAGAAGTCGTTCCTTAAGCCGGTCAACCCTGGGCAATTCCTGGGCAGGGATGGCATCAAGGCGTTCATGGGTCCACTCATGGACCCCGAGACCATTGGGCGCGCGAGGGCTCTCGGTGATATCTTCAGCGGCGATGCGGGCGATCTCAAGAGACTTGACGAGGGGTTTGCACAGCTCGCCAACAGTGGGAATATTAAAGAAGCAAAGGACAGGCTTGATGAAGTCCGTGAAGCCTGGTTTAAGGCGGGTGGCACTCAAAAGGGCTTCAACGCCGCTTTCCCGGACACCATCCGCGCCCTAAAGGACGCTGCCGTAGCGGGGACTGGTGCCGCTGATGCAATGAGCGATCTGGACAAGCAGCAGCTCCTGGCGCAAGCATCGACAGATAGGCTTTCCGCGGCTATCGGCATTACGGCTGATGAGCTTGGTGATCTGAAAGATGGTATCGCCAAGGGCTCGGGCGGATTCGTAAACTTCAACGACCTGATTCAGCGCGTGCAGGACCAGACGCGAGGTTTTGCGGAAAAGACATCCAAGGCAGTCTACGGTTCCATCGACTCCTGGCAGCAATTCTACGACGGATCCAGCGTCAACATCAGGGCCTTCATGGCTGAGCTTGACAAGCAGATCAAGGCTCAGGGTAAATGGGCCGACGACCTCAAGACCCTCTCTGCCGCAGGAATGACCGCTTTTGTTTCTGAGGTTGCCAAGATGGGACCGGAAGGTGCTCCGCTTGCTGCCGCTGCCGCAAAACTTGTAGTCGATGGCGC